ACGTTCAACATTATCTGCTGTTGTTCTACATTTAATATAACATTCTAGTGTTTCACTAGTACCAGGTCTTACCCAACTTCTAATGCCGTTTGTAATAGTTGAGTTTGCACCATCAGCTGAATCTCTATAAGTGTCTGTTACTATAGCAGTATTTTCATATTCCCAAATTCCATTTGTTCCAGGAACAGTTACCCACGCCATATTATTCCTCTATTTGTTCTTTTAGTTCGTCATCAAAGTATTCTTCAATGTCGTCTTTATTAACATTATGAAATTCTGCAACTTTTTCAATTGCATTTTCAAAGTTCATTAATAAATTGCCTTCATTCTTAACTAACTTCATAACATCATTAATCGCCTCTTTTAATACTGGCGTTAAGTTGTTATATGAATTACTATTAAACGCCTGTTGCGTCTGTATTAACTGACTGACTTTCTGCATTTGATACCTCTGGTGTTTCTGGTTGTGCTTCTGCTCCTGTAGGTTCAACTTGTCCATCTTGTGTAAAAGTACCTGTACCTGCGATCTCTGGTTTTGGATCACTATGGGGTTGTGCCTGGAACATATTCCCAGCAACATCTTGTCTTTTAATATCTAATTGATCGCCAACTTTAGCTCTTAATGCGTCTTTAAAAGCATCTCCAGCACCGACCATATCATTTTGTGCCATTTTGTCTATAAAGTTTTTTACTTCTTCACTCATTTTTTATCTCCTATAATAAGTCATCATTGCCTGTTGTTTGTACTTCAGGTGATGATATGATACCGTCATCAATTTCTTTTTTGATTTCAGCATCCATTTTTTTAATTTCTGCTTCTGTTTGTTTTAATATGTTTCTTCTAACATAATTAACAGAAAAATATTTACCAACATAATCTCTTACTTCTCTTGCCAAGTTTAGTCTTTCTCTCATCATTTCAGTATTCTTTAATTCTGCAAAGTGACCATCTTGTAAAAAGTCGTAAAATATACTATCTCTAATTAACGGCCATTCTGTTTCAGAAATTACACCTTTAATTATTAATTGTGTTCTTAATAAATCATTAAACAATTCAGTAAATTTCTTTCTTAATCTGCCTACAAATTTAGTAAATTTTAATTCATCTCTACTAATTTCACTTGCACGACCAAGATTAAAACCTTGACTTGCCTCTAATCTACTTACAGGCACGTTTAATGATCTATATAATTTTGCTCTAAAATATTCTATGTCTGCTATTTCACCTAAATTAGCACCACCTGGAAGTGTAGTAATATCTGTTCCTCTACCACCTTCTCTACTTGGTAACCAAAAGTCTTCAAGCATTGACATATAATTTCTGTCATCTCTTATTTCTCCTGTTGAAGCGTCATATACAAGTTTGTTTCTATATCTTGCCATAACATCCCTTAAATAAGATTCTGCTTTTGCCTTAGGTAAATTACCTACATCAATCTTAAATATTCTTCTTTCAGGTGCTCTTGCAATTCTGTAAATCACAGCAGCGTCTTCAATCATTCTTAACTGATTGACAGGTTTAATTGCCTTATGTAAATAAGATAATATTAAACCATTCTTATTCTGATCTATCATTCCTGATGGACAAAATGCAATAGTGTCCACAGCAACTTTAATTCCTTGTATAGCAGCTGCACCTTGTATACCTCTTTCATTGTACACAAAATATTCAATAGTTTCATCTGCAATATTAATATTAGTAGGAGAAGTCATACCTTCAGGCCTTCTCTTTCTAACTTCTCTAATTTTTTTAACTTTTCTTGGATCAAGGTATTTTAATTCTACAATACCGTTTTTTGTATTTTCAGCGTCAATGACCTTTTGAAAAAAGATTCTTCCATCAACATACCATCGTCTAAAGAGGTCGTGTCCTCTTGTATTAAATTGTAATAGTCTTAATACTTCAGAAAATTCTTCTTCTATTCTTACTTTAATTTTTGAAGAATAGTTTAATCCATCTGTAATTACTTTTACAGATTGTTTGTTTTCATTTGAAGTAATTGCCTCATTGACAATATCTTCAATCGCCATATCACACTCTGGGTGTAAAGCAATTTCTCTATATCTTCTGATTAGATCCTGCTCAGTCTTAGCAGTACCTTCCATATCAAGGTAACTACCAAAAAATCCACCAGCGGCAACTACTTGTGTGCCGTCTTCCGCTGCCGGTTGACTAAATTGTTGTTTTGGATCTGTTTGTGGTTTAACTCGTGTTATATTAAAACCAAATAACTCTGCCATAATTTATTCCTTTTTTCTCTAACTACTTATAATAGTTTTAAAAGGGCGCTTTTGACGGCGCCCTTTAAATTTATCTACTATGTAGTAGTGTTTGTTTCAAAATATTGATATTGAAAAGTTACTCCGAATGTTTCTACTTCGTCATTCGTTCCAAAATTCAAATCAATAGCCGCTACTTCCGTAGGAAAAGCGCCTCTCAAAGTATAAGATTTTAATGTATTACCATTTCTATCCAACTGATCTACAAATGCGTCAACTTGATAGTCAACAGGATTTGATAAACCCTCGTTGTCTGACATATTGTTGATACCGTTTTGCCATCTCTCAAAAGCATTTCTTAACTTAAAGTTTGTATCGTTAAGAACAGTAATAGTCCAATCTCCGAAAGTTCTATCACCAGCAATTTTGATCTGTCTTCCTCTAAAAGGAACATTCACAAGACCAACATTCATTGCAGGTATTTGAGCTGTTGTACATAGAAAAGCTAAGTCTTCTATTTCTCCACCAACTTGTGCGTAACCAGGAAAAGGCATTGTTACCTTAAACTGATTGGCTCTTGCGCCACCGCCAGCAAGTTTAGCTTTGAAGTCATTTATGTTTGCCATTTTTTATTTCTCCTCTACTAATTACCCAGCCACTTCTTCAAAAGAAACGCCAGTTCTGGTTGCGACAAAAGATAAAGTGATAAAGTTGATACTTCTTGCAGGTTTCACAAAGATTTCTGCAACAAATTCATTTCTATCAATTACTTCGCCAGTGTTGTTAGTTTCATCACATACTACTAAAAAGTCTGTGATACCTCTACGACCTTGTACTTCTCTAAGGAAAGGTTCTACAATGTTTCTAAAGTTCGCTCTTGTAAATTCATCATTGAATTCAAACAATTGGAATTTAGAAGCAGTTGCTACTGCCTTCTCTAAAGTTATGAACAATCGTCTAACATTGATTCTATCAAAAGCACTCGGTGATGATAAACCAGTTTTATCTCCAAACAAGATTGTTCCTTGTCCTGAGAATGTTGCAACTGGATTTACTCTACTAGTGTAAAGGTCATCTCTTTGTGATTTTGTAGGATTGTATGCTAATTTAGCAGCGCCTCTAATAACACCTCTATTTAATCCAGCAGGTGAGTACCAAGCGTCAGCTAAAATATCTGTTCTAGCAGCCAGTCCAGCAATGTCTCCGTTTAATGGTATATATCTATACACATCATTGTATCTATCGTAACAGTATTTGTAACCACTATCAAATACAACGTAAGAAGATGATCTAATTCCATCAAAGAAACCAGTTACATTACTTGTTTGTGTATTTGAGTTTGCTACATTTACTACATCTGATCTTTGCGGTGAAGCAAAAACCACACAGTCTTTTCTATTTTCTGCAATAGTAATCAGATTTTCAATGTGTGAAGATGAACCACTTGGTCCAGCGATGATTAATCCAACATCTACTGTATCTGCGTCAGCAAAAAGGTCGTAACCTGATTTTAATTCGCCGTCAGTAGAAGCAGTTCCGTCTATTCCGCCAGATAATGATTCACTTGTAGGTACATCAACAGCAGTAAATGGTGTATTTGCAGCTGCGTTACCCCAATTGGTACCAGAAGTGTTATGATCCATCCAAAATATATAATTAGATTTATTACTAATTACTGTTGGGTAGTAGTTAACATCTCCTTGTGGTGTTTTTGCGTCTGAAGCTTTTGAAAGTTTAGAATAAGATTCTAAAACTGTTCCAGGTACACCTGAAACTTCTCCGTCTTCATCTATAACAACTACGTGTATTTCATCACCAGAGCCTGATCTTGTAGAAACATAAGCAGAAGTTCCTGGAGCGCCATCAACTTGATCTGCGTATCTCCATCTTCTTTTGATTCTAGCATCATCAGCTACAGCAGAAATTAATCCACCTTCACCTCTAGGATGTTGTACAATACCAATAGATGTTGAAGCAACACTAGTTACTTTATATTTTTCACCAGTAGTGAAATCTACGCCAGCACCAGTTGTAGAAAACTCAATGATGTCGCCAACATTAAGGTAACTTGTTGCGTCTGAGTCAACAGATATTGATGTATCTCCAACTGCTAAATCTGATTGATCTACCTGTTGAGATGTAGTTGTGATTTGTTCAAATGCCGAAGCAGATGGACAAGTTGCGACTAAAAGATTATTACCCCAAGCACCTGCTGATCTAGCAGCAAATGTTCCAACTGAACCTTGTCCTGTTGAGTAATTATCTTCGTAGTCTTGTTTGTTCTTTATAAGCAAACCTGTTCCGCCAGCGGCAGCGTTTACTTGTGTTGATCCTTGTTTTGCTCGTACTACTCTCAATGAGTTAGAATATTGTAGAAAGTTAGCAGCGCTGAAAAAATACTCAAAGTTATTTGTATCAGGTTTACCAAAGGTATCTACAAGTTCTTGTTCACTAGAAATAGAAACAACTTCATCTAAAGGTCCTTTGCTGAATTGACCAGCAAATGCACCGATTGAAGTTGATACTGCAGGAATGATTCTTGTTAAATCTCTTTCCTGTACGAGAACACCAGGTGATACTTGAAATGCCATAAGTTATTCTCCTCTAATTAGCTAATTTAGTTGTCATATTTGTTCAAAACTCGTATTATTCATACGCCCATATTTAAATTTCAATCTTACTGATATTTATAATAGATCAAAACCTAGTGGTTTTTACGAACCACAGGTATCCATCTATCTCCATATTCATCAACTGTTTCTTGTTCTTGTTCATTTATGCCGTCATCTACGAAACCAAATGGCGCCATATCTTGTTCTATTAAATTTTGTTGTTCAGCATACATCTGCATACGAGCATTTTGATCTGTTAATTCTTTAAAATAACCTTGGTTTGATACCCAACCAAACATAACTAAACACATCATTAAATCATCATTGCTACCGTCCTCAGCCTGCCAGGATTGACCTTTCTTGGCAAAAGTTGACATCTCCTGTATGATTTTAAAAGAGTTAACTATCAACTTGTCTCCTTCAATAAGTGTCTTTATGTTAGCACAACCTACTTTTTTTGTTGCTTTTGTCATACGCATACCTAGAGAAGAACCACGACCACTAAACATAGCGCCTAGTATTTGACCAGCACGACCTTTTTGAGTACACATTAATACATTAGGATATTCTATTTCATATTGTAGTGCTTCTGCTATCTGTTGACCTATATCATTTACCTCGGTTAAAATATGTGCTTGATTGTATCGTTTAGCAATTTCAGATATAATATTAGGAAATACAAAAGGTTTTACTTCGTTGTTTTTATAAATTGCAACAACTCTAAATGGCATTTTAGTTACATCAAATACTACAAATGCTGAGTAATCTTTTTCTACACCTCTTGCGACATCAACTGTAACCACATATGTACGACCTTTAATAGGTTGTTCAAACTGATCCACACTTCCTTTTGATATTGTAGGTGATTCATAAGTTAAGGCTTTAATTTTTGATGGTGAAATAAGAGTATTAACAGAACCTAAAAATTCACATTCAAACTCTTGTTGAAATTGCTCAGGAGATGTATTTCTAATTGTTTGTTCTTTCCACTCGTCATCTCTACCAGGCACCTCTGACCAATGTACTTCAATAGGAATATAATCGTTTCTTTTCTTTTCTGCGTCAATCCATAATTTATAAAATTGATTCATACCATAAGGCGTTGATACGATAACCATTTTAGTTTTTTGTCCTGAAGATATTGTAGGATAAACGGAACTGAAAAACATTTCAGCAATGTTTGTAGGTACGAAAGCAAACTCATCAAGGAATATTATATTATAAGAACCACCCCTAATAGCACTTGAAGAAGTAGCAGCGGCAACTATTGTTGATTTATTTTCTAGTTCAATATTACCCTTGTTCCAGTTTACTACACCTTGTTGCATCCATTTTGGTAAATTTTCATATGCAAGTTGTAATCTACTTAATATATCTCTAGCAGTTGAAGATTTGTTAGCAAGTAAAGCAATATTAGAATTTGGATTAAACATTGCATAGTGCATTAAATAAGAAACCGTTGTTGTGGATTTACCTGATTGTCTAGGTAGTTTGCAAATTGTAAATCTATTATTATGAATAGTATCTACTATCTTTTTTTGAAAATCATACATCTTAAAAGGCACAAGACCTTCATCAAGCGATACAATCCTTACATATGTTTCCATAAAATACACAGGATCATTAGCACACTTTTGATATTCTAAAATTTGATCTTTAGTAAACTCTTGTGGTGTGTTTATCTTTTTTAAATTAGGGTTACCTAAATATGCGTCTGTTACTGCCATTAATATATTTTT